GTGCTTACCGATACAAAATTAAAAAACCTCAAGCCGCAGGACAAACTATACAAAGTCTCCGATCGTGACGGGCTGTATGTAGCTGTACTTACGTCAGGTACGGTCTCGTTTCGCTATGACTACCGTATCAACGGTCGCCGCGAAACACTGGTAATCGGGCAGTATGGGCGTGACGGTATCAGCCTGGCAGAAGCTCGAGAAGAACTGATTGCTGCAAAGAAGCTGCTTAAAGCAGGCCAGTCACCGGCTACGGCTAAACGTGACGGTATCAAAAAGATTCGTGGTGCCGAGACGTTTTCGGTACATACCGACAGTTATATGAAACACGTCATCCTGGCTGAAAGTACCCGCGCAATGAAGCAGGCAGTGATAGACCGTGACATACTTCCGGTTCTTGGCAACAAAATGATGGCTGAAATTACCACATCGATGGTTCGTGATTTGTGTGACCGGATTGTCGAACGCGGTGGCCGGGCAACAGCAGTACAGGCCAGGGAGATCATCAGCAGCGTATACCGTCACGCCAATGACCGTGGTCATGGTTTGTTTAATCCTGCGGCTGACATTAAACCTTCGTCTATCGCCATATTTAAACCACGAGAGCGAACACTGACACCAGAAGAAATTGGCCTGTTCTTCCGTACGCTGGATGCCATTGGTGCTATGGGCACTATGAAAATGGCTTTAAAGCTGGTGCTTATCACTATGGTTCGTAAAGGCGAGTTCACCAATGCAACGTGGGATGAAATAGATTTTAAAAAATGGACATGGACAATTCCTTCAGACCGCATGAAGGGAAGCCGGGCGCACGTTATTTACCTGCCTAAACAGGCACAGGATATATTGGTAGGGTTGCAGATGTGCGCTGGTGGAAGTGAATATCTGGTTCCTGGTCGTTACAACTTCCGGAAGCCATTATCTAATGCCGCGCTGAACTCTCTGATCGACAGAACGGTGAAAATAATAAATGAAGATGGTGAGCATATTCAGGACTTCACTGTACATGATATGCGCCGTACAGCCAGTACGTTGTTGCATGAGGCTGGTTATCCTTCAGACTGGATTGAAAAGGCTCTGGCACATGAGCAGAAAGGTGTGCGCGCCGTATATAACAAAGCGGAATATGCCAGACAGCGCGCCTACATGTTGCAGCAGTGGGCCGATATGATTGATTCCTGGATTAACGGGGAGCATACGGATCTGATTCCGTTCTCCCCGTCGAAGTTTGAGAAGTGGATGGCGGGGGAATAACGTTTAATTATTCTGCTGATTTTCTTCCATCTCGGCTTCTGCTGCCAGTGATTCAATTTTATCTGCGAATATTGCTGACAGTGTTGCAAATTCAGCATCAGTGACAGCGGGAATTGGAACAAACCTGATCCCGCTGTGTGCAAGCATGTTTGCAGTTTCAAGGCATTTCCTTAAATCTGCTGGTGATGCCCGGTTCATGCTGCACGCTCCCGCCCCTGGTTGTCTGTTGGTGACAGCGGAGCATTGCTGAATGCATTTGTTAATCTGGCAATATCCAACGCGTATCCAGGGTGTAGTTGCACTGCCGGGTCTTCGCACTGATTACCCCAAACATCGAAGCCATGAGACGACTGGCGGGCGAACAGTTCAATGCGAGAAACATCGCCTAACAATTGCACAAGTTTTTCACGAACGACATCTGGTTTTCTTGAATGCTCAAGCCGCGGTGCGGTAAATGACTGAACGATCCCTGCATTAATGCGCGGAGGTAGTTTTCCCTTTACTGCAAACAGGCAATCTTCACTATTGGCGCGAGTCATGTGACCCATACCCATAACCAGTTTATCTGGTTGTCGACTACCACATTTTATCCACGTGAATCCCTTCATGGTCATCAGACGGAATCCCCAGGCTTCAACAACTTTTAGTGCTTCGAGTGGTTGTGTTGGCACCCACCACATGGCCAACAGACAGTTTTCATCGGCCAAATCCCACACAGGAAGGCGGCAGATATCCAGCACACTCATAACCGGATATTTAAAACCGGCACCGCGATTACCATCTGCGGCTTTGTCCCGGTATACCCAGGGTGGATCTGCATAGATTAGTGTGTATTTCTTAGTCATAAACCACCCCACAACATCCTATGCCGCTATAGTCGCCACGGCGAAGGCCGTTACCTTTTGTGATACATTGGTCCCTGCGAACCGCGATCCTTGCACGCTCAACATCACCAGAAGCAACATCCATACACTGAAGCCAAAGGTGAGCGGCAATGCGGAACTGTCCTTTTTTCTCTCTTTCAATTGCGCGTTTTTCGAACTCTATCGCCGCAGGAGTAACTGCGACAATCTTTGACGGACTGCGCATTGAAACCTTGTTCATGTGATATTTTTCAAGTCGGCTTAACTTTCTCACTTAATCCAACCCTCTCTGAAAATTAATGCCAGCAGATAAAGCCATGCTGAAACAGAAGCCAGGAATAAGTACCATCCTGACCATTTGCTCCAGTGCCTTAGCAGCGCACTCATGCCGCGTTGCTCACGGGACGATATACACGTTGCTGAACAGGAGGTTTTTTACCCTGGAACTCTGCCGGGCTTGCTGCCTGACGTTCATCAAGCCAACGCTCAACTTCATCACGGTTCCAGGCGCAGCGTTTATCGGTGATATACCAGCGTTTAGGAAATTCCCCTGCGCGCTCCATACGGTCGATAGTGCTCCATGACAGTGGCACCACCGCCAGGAGTTCCTTCTTACCTAATGCACCTTTCATAAATACCTCTCTTGGTTGCAGTGCGGCGCGTATGGCGCCGCGGTGGTGGTTACATAGATGTTTCGTTTAATTCTTCCCGACGAACGCTGTAAACGTCGGTGGCTTTTGCCAGCAGTTCGTCATCATCTGAAAGTTTTTGTGCAATGTATTTGTAAGCCTTATCCAGTTCGGAGACAGTGCTGTAATTCATCGCTGCGCTGGTAAAGGCCATTAGCATTTCTTCTGGAGCACGGCTATCCGCTTTACGCGTTTGCTCATCAGGCTTTTTCACTTGTTTAGCGTTGATCAGACTGTTCATTCCCGCAGCAGTGATCGTTTGCGGAGTAATGTCTCGCTCAACGCGCGGTGCCGTTTCCTGTAATTCGTCTGGTGTGTAGACGCCCATGATTACGTCAGGACAGTGCAAGCGAGACCAGCGTTTTGTCGCAAGGTATGCGAGTTGTTGTTTCGGATCACTGGCCCAAAGTGTGGAGTTTCTTACCTGTGCTTGAGACAGCATTAACTCAAGCACTCGAGGTTGATCCTCGCCCTTCATGGTTGCCCATACGCGAACACCGCAACCTTCTTCGTCTTTTAGAGTCCAGCCTGGTGCGATATACGGATTGCCGTTTTTGGATGTTTTCTCAACAAACTTACCGATCACGCGTTCCCACGGCCCGAACCACTCGTAGTTGATGCGATCTTTTGTTGGCGACATTGTTGAGATAACTGCGTTTACTAATTGGGCTTCATAACCTAGCGTGCCGTTCACAACATGGGTTTTCTGAGCCACGGCAAACGGGTTCATTCCCCACTGCGCAGCCTGCATTGCCACGGCCATGCAATCAGCTGGTTTCCCGGCGAGGTGCGCCGGTACCGTTACGCGGCTTTGCGCCATTACCTCGGCGAATTTCATCAGTTGGTTCAAGCCGTCTGGGCTGAAAATAGTTGCAGCAGTTCCAGCGATTGCTGTGTCTACTGGTGCGTTGATGTTTGCGATGTCGTTGCTCATATGTACATATCCTGTTTGCGTGCCCACTCAGGGCGTTTAATGATTTCCACACCGCCCCATTCATCATTGATGCGGCATTCGTGATAGGTATTCAGATCCCGGCGGAACAGAGTGTGCCCGGCATCGACATCCTGCGCATCCAGCTCGAACACGCGTACCGGATACCGACCACAATCAATGCTTTCGCTCACGGCAAGAAAGAAAAAACCATGCGGCTGACCAGTAACCCTCATTGCGCCTTCGCGGTACATTGCGTCCTGCACGTGGTAGCGGAATTCCTCGATGTGGCGTGCAAAACGGTCCATATCCGCAACCTTTTTCACGTCGACGATCACGTTGTGCTCGTTCAGCCATTTGTCTGGACGAATTCGGCACAACTCACCCGTTTCTTCATCGTTCCAGTACATTGATGCTTCGCAGTAACCAGGTGCTTCCAACATCCAGCGTGCCGCCGGATGAGCCATTGCGCTATCACGCATCAGCTCCAGTTTTCGCCACTGCTCGACATCAAGTACCGCAATACCCATATCCGTCACATCACGAAGAAATGCTTCTTCGTCAGCTTTACCTTGTTTTGTCCGACGATCGAATTTCGGTGAAACGATGAAGCGTTTGTCGAATTCTCCAGGTTCCAGAAGCAGGCAGTGCAATGCGGTTCCCATATCCAGTGCAGACTTTTTCTCTTCGTCTTCTGGTGCTGCCTGAACCCATTTAAGAAGCGCCGGATTCTTGGCAACCATGTCCAGTTGCGACTTACTCACGCCGTCACCGGCGTGGTAGTCTTCGTTGCTGATGTCGAAATAAATTCCCGGTTTCATGCCGCGTCCCTCTGCCCATCAAGCTGATCTGCCAGATCCCAGCTGGCGATAATTGCCATTGCCTCTCGCCGGTAGGCATCCATTAGTTCTTCGAACTCAGGGCTGTCTTTAGCGGCCTCCAGTACTTCCTGGCGAACGCCTTTGCCTGTTACAACGTCGAAAGTTGAGGCCAGTTGATGAAGTCGGATGCTCTCAATCAGTTCAACTTGTCGGTCATATAGCTGTTCTGACAGGCGGTAGTCCTTGTCGAACGCCAGCATGATTTTTTGAAGATTTTTCTGCTGATTAACGTTCATTATCAGCCCTCCCATATCTCGTTATCGTTGGCCACATCGCGAGCTTCTTTGCTGACGAAAGCCCACTTAATGCCTTCCTGTAAGGTGCGGAACTTCCAGCTCATGAATCCGCATGCAGTAACACAGTACCAACCGTTGATAATTTTCCACTGCATAACTTGTCACCTCGGCTTGTTACCGTTGAGGTAATAATTATGCGTATTTGGTTTGATGTCAATAGATATGAGTTAAAAAAATTACCTGCAAGGTAATTAGATAGACAATAAAAAAGCCGCCAAATGGCGGCTTACTTACTGAAAAATATGATTTTATTGTTTGTTTTTTTCGTTCTGGTTGATGACAAATTCAATGTAACTTTCGATCTTTGCTTTCTCGGTTTCAGGTAACAATGCGTAGCGCGAGCGGTCATAGTTGATAGTTGCTGGGTCGTGCGGGTGAATCAGTAGTTCATATCCGTGACGCCCGAATGCAGATGCAACATTCTCCAGAGTGGAAATGGAAACGCTGACCTCATTGTTTAACAGGCGGCTGATTGTCACCTGGGCGACGCCGGATGCGCGGTGAAGTTTTCCCTGAGTTGAAAGGTCGCGGCTTTCACTCATCCAGCGTTCCAGGTTGTGAGCCGCCAGCTGACCAATGTCGCTTGGTCCAACAGGCTGAAAACCCTCCTGAGAAAGCGAGCGATCGATATCAAGCCAGTTACGTGGTTTATTGGCGGCAGCTTCAATTTTTCGCGCAACCTGGTCGCCGATAACCTTCTTGCCAAGAGCCCAGCGGTTTACCAGATTTGCCTGAGTTCCAAGTTTTTCTGCCATCCGCGTCTGAACACCATTGAATTCACGGTCGATCAAGTCGTTGAGATTTTGCCTGCGGACGTCCTGGATATTTTTCATTTTCTGGAAAATCGCCTCATATATGAATCAGTAGATGATTCAATTTAAAGCAATATTACCCAACAGGTAAATGCACCCCATAGGTAACTATCCTTGATTTTTGTTACCTTATGGGTGAATATTTATTATCTGAAATAAATATCAGGCAATAGCTATGAGCGATAACGGACATTTCGATTTCAAAAAGCACTGGCTTGCACTTACTCCGGATGAGCGTGAAGCCTTCGCACAGGAAGCCGGAACGACGAGTCACTATATCCAGACTCACTTAACAGGTAAGCGCAAAATGCCAGGTAAAGTATTGATGAATGGGCTTTTTAAAGCCTGTAAAACAAGACAATGGCTGCGCTCAAAAGCAGAACTGGCATACTTCTTCTACTCATGATATCCAGCCACAAACCTCTGTAGACCGCCATCCGGCGGTCTTTTCATATCTATTCGCACCTTAAAGGTAATAAAAAACCAAATCTGGTTGATCTTTTTTTTGTGTCAGCACAAAATAACCGTAATCCCAATACTAATAACAGGGCTTACCATGGAAATCATTACACGTATTGATGCCGCAAAGCGCGGACTTAAACGCTACTACACCGGAAAACCATGTAAGCACGGACATGACAGTGAACGCTGGGTTTACAACGGACACTGTGTTGAGTGCACCATGGAATCAAACCGTCGCATCAGGGCAGAAATTAAGCAGATCATGATTAATTCCTCCCCACAACATTCAAGCTGATAGCGGAGATTAATCATGAGCAGACATGCAACAGATTGGGCCTGGGAGACAGATCCAGGTAGCTCATCATTAAAGCTCATACTGCTCTCGATGGCTGACAGAGCCGATGAATATAACCTCTGCTACCCCAGCATAGAACGCCTCGTTAAAGACACTTGCCTGAATAAAAAAACCGTGCAGGCCGGGCTTATATCGCTCATGAAAATGGGGCTTATTTCAGATACCGAAGAGAGAAAGGGAGCGACGAAAAGAGTGCGGGTTTTCTCTCTTAATATAACCAAAAACGGGAACATTAAAGGCAACCGGGAAGGGGGGAATGAACCCGAAAACGGTAATGTTCCCGAAAACGGTAATATAACCAAAAACGGGATGTTGAATGATCCCAAAAACGGGATGTTGAATGATCCCAAAAACGGGATCCAGAACCAGTCATATAACCAGTCATTTAACCAAGAGAGGGAGAGCAGGACAAAAAACGGGAATTCTGTGCCTCATGACCCCGGCGCAAACAACGCCGTGATGAATAACTTTGTTCCTCCTGGTGGGCCAGGGCAATTAGGCAAATTTGTCATGCATGAACAATGGCAGCCATCAGATGACTTTCTTCGGAAAAGCTCATTGCAGGGGATCTACCTGGACAGTCTGCCAACGGCACAGGAACTTGCAGAGTTCAGAATTTACTGGATGGCTGAGGGTAAGGCATACCATCAGGCACAGTGGGAGCAGAAGCTGGCAAGGCGGCTGCAGATTAGCAGACAGAAGCAATCAACATTACCTGATAACAACGTTCCGCACTGGAACAGCCCTGAAGCATGGGAGGATTTCTTGTGAACAACGTTTTTACCGCAATACAAAACCGTGACGGAGAGGCCCTTTCTCGCATGTCAGGTTATGAGCATCAGTACACCAACAATGACAACGTAGTGAACATGTCAGCAGAGAGGCTTGTTGATGCCCTTTTCAAACAGTTGAAACAACTGTTTCCGGCGGCAGTGGTAACCAACCTGAAGACGCCAGAGCAGGAAGTTGCTGCAAAACAGCAGTGGATTGCTGCGTTTGCTGAAGGGGGGATCCGAACCCGTGAACAGGTTTCTGCTGGTATGCGCCACGCCCGCGCCAGTGATTCTCCGTTCTGGCCGTCGCCAGGGCAATTCATCAAGTGGTGCAAAGACAGCAAGATGGTTCTTGGCGTCACCATTGACGATGTGATGACGGAGTTTCACCGGTACAGCAAGGAAAAAAGTTTATATCCTGGTGGTCCCGAAAGATTCCCGTGGCGGCATCCGGTTATGTACTGGGTCGTATGTGATACCCGCCGTGCAATGTATCAGCGCCAGCTTAGCGAGATTGAGGTTGAGAAACACGCGCGCAGGCTGCTCGATGATTGGGCGAAAAAGGTGGCTTCCGGACAGCAGATACCCGATCCGGTGATCAGCATACAGGCAAAGCCAGAACCCATGAGTACGCCTCCGGAAACAGGGAGAGACGTTTACCATCCACCAGGGCGAAGTTTCGGGTGCATGCCTAACGCCGCCACCCTGGGGGGAATAACACCGGCGCAGTGGCTGATGGAGGAATACAGGCGGGGAAAGGCGGCAGGATTTATCAAGTAATACCAGCGCGATAGCGCATTTTTTTACGCCTCAATAATTACCTTCTGGGTAATGAAATATTCTAAAATCTATTGATTTCGTGTCTTATGTGGTTTTTAATTACCTCAGGGGTAAATCATGAGAAAGCAGATACAGGCTCTTGGTCGACTCAAAACAGGCCAGATGAACAAAACAGAATCTGCGTATTGCCAGCACCTTGAGCAGCGTAAACGTGCAGGGGAAATCGCCTGGTATCGGTTCGAGGGTATCAAGCTGCGGCTGGCTGACAACACGTTCTATACGCCAGATTTCGCTGTGATGCTCGCCACTGGTGAGATGGAACTGCATGAAGTGAAAGGTTTCTGGACCGACGACGCCAGGGTGAAAACCAAAGTCGCCGCAGATCAGTATCCGTTCCGAATCATCGGGGTAACGGTTAAGCCAAAGAAAGCAGGTGGCGGCTGGAATATCGAAGAGTTCTGAATCGACGATCTTTTTAGTTATCAATGTAATCAATAAGTTATGTGGATAAGCGAGGGTAAAGATGGAAAGTAATATCAAAGGGTTAGTTTCCGCCGGGCATGAGATGGCTTCGGAACTGAAAGCAGAATGTGGGGCCGTTGATATGCGTAGTGTGGCAAAGCTGATCAGCAATTTGGCAACGCAATTGGAAGTGCAACTGGTGCGTGCTAATGCGCTGGCCGAAGACCACCAGAGAGCGATTGAGTCAATTAAGCAGGCTGATGCAGCTGTTAAGTTGGCACACGAGAAGTTTTCGGCGCTGGCAGCGGAGAATGCAAAGCTGAAGAAGTTCTGCAAAGACGCTGCATTCGATGCCGATTACGAAGCAGAGCTAGGTATGGAGAGAGGTGGATTCAGTGATGCACTTAACGAAATAAAAACCCCAGCCACCGACGCTTTCTTGGCTGAAGTGAAGACTGAAGCACGCAAGGAGGGCGCTTACTTTGTGGCGAACAGAATGCTGGCTGCCTGGGAAGCTGGTTTTATTGATGATACTGCGAAGAACGCCGCTGATATTGCCCGGATGATTCTTACCTCTACTGAGTTTATGGCTAATGCGCCGGAAGGCGATTTTGACCGTTCATTCTCTGATGGCGTTCTCGAAGATATCGCCGCCCAGCTTCGCAAAGGAGGCAACCAGTGAGCAAGATTGACTATCAGGCACTGCGTGAAGCGGCGCAACTGGCAACACAGGGTGAATGGGTCGCATTTATTTCGTCTGGTACTGGTACATATGCGGTGCATACACCTGGTGATAAACGATGTGAAGACGTTATCAAATGGCCCGGCTTTGATGGGCAGAAAAACGCAGAGAACAACGCTCGTTATATCGCAGATTTCAACCCTGAAGTAGTGCAGGCGCTGCTGGATGAACGGGAAAGAAACCAGCAATACATCAAAAGCCGTGACCAGGAGAACGAGGAAATTGCGCTAACGGTAAGGGAACTGCGTGTTGAGCTTGAGGAAGCAAAATCAAAACTCAACGAGCAGCGTGAGTATTACGAGGGAGTAATCGCGGATGGAAGTAAGCGCATAGCAGAACTGGAAGCTCGGGAAATAAAACCAGCCAAAGGCGAAGTTCTTGTCGTTGTATCTGGTTTTACTGGTTGCGGGAAAAGCGCCATTGCCGGGGAAATAGAAATTGCGATGAAGGCTATTGGTGTACCGGTTCAGTGGACTAATGGCGATGCGGAAAAGCGCATGACAGGAGCTGACTGGCTGACAGCGATTGAGATGTACAAACCAACAGTGCGCATCGTGGAAGTTAATGTGCCACGCGCCGCAGGCATTCGCATCAAAGGAGGTGAGTAATGCGTGTGGCATGTATCGGCTTGTTACCGTACCCGACTCGTTTTTGGGCTTCTGCGCTAATTGCAAAGCCGTATGTCCTGATGGCTGACAGCATCATTCCGGCACCGAAACGCCGTACAGGCGTTGCAGCGGCGAAACGAGCAGCAAGGAAACGCAGGAGAACAAAACGATGAAAAACCGTAAGGCAAAAATTCTGTTAGCTAGCAGAAACGGTGTTGGGGTCTGGCGATGGTTGAGGATTAGTAACAGACGAGTGAGGTTGACGGGGTGTTGCGGGGTGATGGGTCACAGCTGTTGCAAAAAGCCCAGTGCGGCGCAAAACCGCTGGAAAAACCACTTGCGCACTAAAGGAGAGTGATATGGCTATCGCTGCAAGTTACACCATGCATCTCTATTGTGATTGCCTCCAATGTACAGATGGCAAATATAAGTCGCCAGACTTCGGTGAGTATATAGGTACGTCATGGGCTGGCTGTGCAAAAGAGGCGCGCAAGGATGGCTGGCGAATAAGCAAAGACAAAACGCGTGCTTTTGCGCCCGGGCATAAAGTTTTGAGGATTAACAAATGACCACTATAACCAAAGAGCGACTGCTGACAATCAAGCAGTGGCGCGAAACATACGGACCTGGTAGCAACGTTGTACTGCCAGCAGAAGAAGCGGAAGAGCTGGCACGAATTGCACTGGCATCGCTGGAAGCAGAACCTGTAAGCCAAACTTACAAGTTGAACCAGCTATCGGGCAACTCTCCGGTAACTCCGGATGATTGGATAAGCTGTAGTGAGCAAATGCCGGACGACGCGCAGTGGTGCGTAGTGAACACAGAATACGGGTATTACGTGCAATGCTGGTCTGAAGGTCAAGGGTGGCTTGGTGATGATATCAGCATCCCTGAATGCGATGTAATCAATTGGATGCCGCTACCAGAACCGCCGCAGGAGGTGAAGTAATGGACTATTCACAGTTAAGTGATTTTGAAATTAACAGAATGGTAGGAGACATAATTTTTAAAGGCCTTTGGGCATGTAAACCGGAAACATCAGGGAATAACACCAACAAATGGTATTACGGAAATGCTGATACAACTTTTGAGCCATTAAACCCTTTACCTGACTACTGCAATGATCCGAGCGCCTCATGGCCTGTAATCGCAAAACATCAGATCAGCATATGTGCATACGAAAGAAATAATCCTGGAATGAAGAATGAATATTGGTGGGAGGCGGATAGATTTTGTGAATTTATTACCATAGACAACAACCCACTCCGCGCCGCCATGATTGTATTTCTCATGATGCAGGAAAATCAGAATGGCTAAATCATCAGCAGAGCGCAAAGCCGCTCAGAGAGCCAGACAAGCTGCATCTGGTGTGCGTAAGCTGGAAATTGTGCTTGATGCTCAGGAAATTGAAATGCTGGAGCGTAACTGTGCCACGCGTCGCCCCGGGCGTGCGCCTTACGAATTTGGTGAGTATATAGCGTTACTGATCCGCCAGGATGATGCACGCGTGCGCGGGCGTATAAAATCGATCAGCAGAAAACGTTGCGGTAAGTGCGGCGAGAGAGTTCCAGTTAATTCATGCCCGTGTAATGGTGACTCGCAATGCTGGGTGACTAAAGGCTGGCATGAAACGAAATTAATAGTGTGACATGTCACGAGTAGATTATGCATGATGAATTTGATGGGTTTTGAATACTGCCGCCAACTATGGCGGCTTTATTTTGCATGATACTATTACCACAACGGTAACTATTACCACGGTGGTTATGATGCCTGCTGAACCTAAAACCTATAAACGCAAATCAACGCAATTTAAGCCACTAACAGCAATGCAGGAGGCTTATTGCCAGTCATACATCAAAACGCCTGAAAACCAGACTCAGGCAGCGATTAACGCAGGATTCTCCCCAAATACAGCGGCAGTTAAAGCCAGTGTCATGATGCGCGATGAACGCATTCAAAAACGGATTGCCGAGTTGATGGAGGAGCGCAACAAACGAATGCGCGTCAGTGCTGATTACGTTCTCATGCGCCTGGTGGAGATCGACCAGATGGACGTGATCGACATCCTCAACGACGATGGGAGCCTTAAACCAATCCGTGAGTGGCCGAAAATTTGGCGCACTACGCTTAGTGGCTTTGATCTGTCATCGACCATCATGAACATGAACGAGGATTCGATAGAGACAATCCTCAAAAAAATTAAATGGCCTGACAAGGTGAAGAACCTTGAGCTGATTGGTAAGCATGTTGATGTCAACGCGTTCAAAGAACGTCTGGATGTTAATGTGAATGTGACAATTGCTGATCGCATAGCAGCAGCCAGGAAGCGACTCAAAGAACGTCAGGATGGTAATCAGTGACAGATACAGCGTTATCTCCTGAAGAGCAGTTGATCGAGGATATTGCAGGGTTCACTCACGATCCGCTTGGCTATGCCCTCTATGCGTTCCCGTGGGGGGAAGAGGGGACTGAATTAGCACATGCCACCGGTCCACGTCAGTGGCAGGCTGATGCGTTCCGAGAGATACGTGATCACCTGCAGAATCCAGAGACGCGCTATCAGCCGCTTATGCTGGCACGTGCTTCGGGTCACGGTATTGGTAAATCCGCATTCATCTCAATGCTGATCAACTGGGGCATGTCCACTTGCGAGGATTGTAAGGTCGTGGTGACCGCCAACACCGACAACCAGCTACGAACGAAGACTTGGCCGGAAATTATCAAGTGGTCGAACCTTGCTATCACGAAAGACTGGTTTACCTGTACCGCTACCGCGATGTACAGCAATGACCCTGGGCACGACAAGCGGTGGCGAGCTGACGCAATCCCCTGGTCTGAGCACAACACTGAGGCATTCGCCGGACTACACAACGAGCGCAAACGCATCATCGTGGTATTCGATGAAGCGTCGAACATTGCGGATCTGGTGTGGGAAGTTGCCGAGGGTGCGCTAACGGACGAAGACACTGAGATTATCTGGGTGGCGTTCGGAAACCCGACGCGTAACACCGGGCGTTTCCGTGAATGTTTCCGCAAGTACAAACACCGCTGGAAGTGTGCGCAGATTGACAGCCGGACGGTGGAAGGCACTAACAAACAGCAGTTGCAGAAATGGGTTGATGACTACGGGGAAGACAGCGACTTCGTTAAAATCCGTGTGCGCGGCATATTCCCGGATGCATCTGAATTGCAGTTTATCCCTACTGGCCTTACTGACGAGGCAATGAAACGGGTGGTAACCGCTGCGCAGGTTGCACATGCTCCGGTGATAATCGGCGTTGACCCGGCATACTCCGGCGTTGATGACGCTGTGATATACCTGCGGCAGGGGCTGCACAGTAAGGTGCTGTGGACTGGCAACAAGACCACTGACGATCTGATTATGGCGAAGCGTATCGCTGACTTTGAAGACCAGTACCAGGCTGACGCAGTGTTCATCGACTTCGGTTACGGAACTGGTCTGAAGTCAATCGGTGACGGCTGGGGTCGTACATGGCAACTTGTTCCGTTCGGTGGCGCGTCTACTGACCCGCAGATGCTCAACAAGCGTGGGGAGATGTTCAACTCATGCAAGACATGGCTGAGGCTGGGTGGCATGCTTGATGACCAGGAAACAGCGGACGACCTGTCGGCGGCTGAGTACAAAGTTCGAGTGGACGGTAAAATCGTTATCGAACCGAAGGAAGATATCAAGGAGCGGCTTGGGCGTTCGCCGGGTAAAGGCGATGCGCTACTGCTGACGTTTGCGTTCCCTGTGTCGAAGCGTCTGCGAATTCCCGGGCAGCAGAACCAGCAAGGCAAGGCCATCACAGATTACGATCCCTATGCTTAATCCGTTGGAGGGGATAATGCTGCTGATATCCTCTGGTGAGGATAAAACAAAGCCAGCTCATCGGCTGGCTGTTTGTGACATGTCACGGTGTTATTGCTCGCTTAGCTTCTGCTTCAGCAAGTAACCTTCGAGCATCCAGATTTTGTTTACAGCATTCTGCCGGGCAATCTTCCGACCAATTTCTGCATCAAAGTTTTCCTGGCTTGCACAGGCACTCTCTCCGGTGACGGTGAAGCCATTCTTCAGCACCAGTACGCAGAAAGTCAGGAGGTCTGTAGAGTTATGCGCTGTCCATGAATCGCCAACGCCCATATTGGCGGCACGAATGCCGTCATAAGCAGTAAAGAAATGCTCTTCAAGAATGATGCTTTCGATATATTGAGGCGTAACTCGCGGTGCCGTTTTGCCTTTCTCAACGATTTCTTTTTCGATTTGCTGGTCGTTCATAATCTCACCTTAAAAAAATGCCCGGCGAACCGGGCGAACTGGAAGCAATGAGTTCTTCCTTCCGTGGCTGTACGGGTTTACAGCATGAAGTCATCGCAATGGCGTCCTGCTGTAAAAAGTGCGGTGATAGTCCTTCAAGGGAAACCATCACCGCCAAGCACTGGAACTTCTGGCATCACGGTCCTTAGGCGTGATTCTGGCGTGGCATGCAGGATTCGAACCTGCGACCAACCGCTTAGAAGGCGGTTGCTCTGTCCGACTGAGCTAATGCCACAACGCTGAGAGCACTTAGCCTGTTAAGGCACCACACTTTGTCGCGGCTCCATAAATGCTCTCATCGTTGTACCCTCGTCTCTTCCGAGGCGTCACACCGAATCGCCGGGATGGTGAATCCCCGTGCGCGGAATAAAACCGCTCGACTTGCACATTCCGGCTACCTGGTTCGTTTGCCCGAGCAAGGGAGGGTGCCCCTTAAACGTATCCAGGCCGCTATCGGCGCATGTGCCATACGCCGTACTGCTCAAAATAAAAGCTCACTCCACCTGTTCAATTTAACGACAAGCCAGTCAGGTTAGTAACCGGAATGAACTTTTTGGTTACCTGAAAGGTAATAATTCGTGCGTTAAATGTCAACCGACTACGATAAATAAATCATATGTGGTTAAATTGGTAATAATTTAATTGCGTACGGAGTCATTGATATGTGCATGGGTAGCTCACCATCAGTGCCTGCAACACCAGAAGTTCAGGCAGCACCACAGGAGCAGGATGCCGCCGTTGTTGATGCCCGCGACGAAGAAACTCGTCGCCGTCGCGCTGCTGCTGGTCGTAGTTCTACGCTGCTTACCGGTTCTCAGGGCGACACATCAACCGCTAATACCAGCGGTAAAACGCTACTTGGTCAGTAACCGGAGTCATTGAAATGGCGGAAACAACTAAAGAGCGATTGAACAAACAGTTCGCACAACTTGAAAGCGAGCGTCAGTCGTTCGAGCCGCACTGGCGCGAGTTGAGTGATTACATCAACCCGCGTGGTTCCCGCTTTCTGACTTCTGAGGTCAACCGTAACGATCGACGCAATACACGCATTATTGATTCGACCGGGACTATGGCGGCGCGCACTCTCGCCAGCGGCATGATGTCAGGCATCACAAGCCCCGCGCGTCCGTGGTTTCGCCTGGCTACGCCAGATCCTGAAATGATGGATTATGGCCCTGTTAAGTTGTGGCTTGAGGCGGTGCAGAACCGCATGAACGATATGTTCAATAAGTCGAATCTCTATCAGTCTCTGCCGCAGTTATACGGAAGCCTCGGCACATACAGCACTGGTGCAATGGCAGTGCTGGAGGATGACGAGGACATCATTCGCACAATGCCATTCCCGATAGGCAGTTACTACCTGGCTAACTCACCTCGTGGCAGTGTGGACACCTGTTTTCGCAAGTTCTCTATGACTGTTCGTCAGCTTGTTCAGGAGTTCGGGCTAAATAACGTCAGCGAATCCGTAAAAAGCATGTGGGAAAGCGGCACCTACGAGAAGTGGATTGAAGTGATGCATTCGGTTTACCCGAACATTGACCGCGATACATCGAAGCTGGATAGCAAGAACAAGCCATTCAAATCGGTTTATTACGAGGTTGGTGGCGATAACGACAAGTTGTTGCGTGAGTCCGGATTCGATGAGTTTCCAATTATGGCTCCGCGCTGGGAAGTTAACGGCGAAGATGTTTATGGATCATCATGCCCGGGTATGCTGGCGCTTGGACCTGTTAAGGCATTGCAGCTTCTCCAGAAGCGCAAGTCGCAGTTGATTGATAAAGCCACCAATCCGCCGATGGTTGCTCCGACTTCCCTCAAGAATCAGCGCGCCTCCCTTCTTCCTGGCGACATCACGTATATCGATCAGATTACTGGTCAGGATGGTTTCAGGCCTGCTTATCTGGTTAACCCCAGTACAGCAGATCTGGTAGCAGACATTCAGGACACTCGCCAAATCATTAACAGCGCCTACTTTGTCGATCTGTTCATGATGTTGCAGAACATCAATACCCGCTCGATGCCTGTTGAAGCGGTGATCGAAATGAAAGAAGAAAAACTTCTGATGTTGGGGCCGGTTCTGGAGCGTCTGAACGACGAATGTCTTAATCCTCTCATTGACCGCGCTTTCTCGATGATGGTGCGTAAAAAAATGCTGCCGCCACCGCCTGACGCGATGGAAGGTATGCCCCTGAAGGTCGAATACATTTCCGTCATGGCTCAGGCGCAGAAGTCTATCGGCCTGTCCAGTCTGGCGTCTACGGTCAACTTCATTGGTCAACTTGCGCAAGCGAAACCAGAAGCTCTCGACAAACTCAACGTTGATCAGGCGATCGATGCATTCGCTGATATGTCCGGAGTGTCTCCAACCGTCATTGTTCCGCAGGAACAGGTTGAGCAGACTCGCCAGCAACGGGCACAGCAACAACAGCAGCAACAAATGATGGCGATGGGGATGGCGGCGGCACAGGGTGCCAAGACGCTAAGCGAAGCTAAAACTTCGGATCCGAGTGTTTTGTCAGCTATGGCGAATGCAGTTAGTGGTCAGGGTGGGCAATCACAATGACAGATTACGAAGACGATCAACTGAAAGAAGAAAACGCCCGTAAGCAACGTGACATGGCGCAGCGTGAAATTGATGACATTCGCTTTGTCATGAGCAGTGAACAGGGGCGTCGCGTTGTCTGGTCGGTGCTGGAGAAAGGCCGTGTGTTTTCCGCTATCTCACCGATGGACGCTATGGCAATGGCATTTAATGAGGGGCAACGCAATCTGGCGCTGGAACTGTTTCAGCGCGTTATGGCGCATTGCCCTGAACAGTATTTGAAGATGGCCAAAGAGGCCAGTGAACAGGAGTGATCATGAATTTATTTGAGCGTTTGCTGTATCGCCGTCTTTGCAATGAGCAACCAGTCGATGGTGGAGCAGCTCCGGCTGCGTCAGAACCGTCAGCGCCTGCAGGTGATAACCCTGCTCCAGTTGGTGATCCATCACAACAGGAAGGTGATAAGACACAACCTGTTGCTGATGGCGATAAACCTGCTGATGACAAAAAGCCTGAAAGCGATAAGCAGGGTGAAAAAAAGGACGGCGATAAACCGGAGGGTGCGCCTGAGAAGTACGAGTTTCAGGCTGCCGAAGGCGTAGAGCTGGATACAGAAGCGTTGAAGGAATTCGAGCCGGTGGCGCGAGAACTTAACCTGACCAACGAGCAAGCGCAAAAGCTGGTTGATGCTTATCCGAAGATTCTGGCAGGTGTTCAGCAGCGCCAGGCAGAAGCCTGGCAGAAAACAACCGAGCAGTGGGCTGCGGATGTAAAAGCTGACAAAGAAATCGGTGGCGACAAGTTGATTTCTAACCTTAGCGCCGCACAGCGTGCGCTTGACCAGTTCGGGACACCTGAACTCAAAGAGTATCTGAACGCCACCGGGCTGGGTAATCACCCTGATCTGGTCAAAACGTTCGTGAAAATCGGAAAGGCGATGTCTGAAGATGGCATGGTCACCGGTGGTAATGAAGGCCAGCGTAGTGCGGCCGAAGTGCTCTATGGCAAATAAGAGAGGAAATGACAATGGCTGTTAAAGGCTTAACTGCGCTAACGCTGGCTGACTGGGGTAAGCGCGTCGATCCAAACGGGAAAGTCGATAAGATTATCGAGCTTCTCGGTCAAACTAACCCGATCCTTCAGGATATGCCTTTTGTCGAAGGGAACCTTCCTACCGGACACCGAACCACCATTCGTTCTGGTTTACCTTCAGCTACCTGGCGTTTGCTGAACTATGGCGTACAGCCAAGCAAATCAACCACAGTGCAGGTCACCGATTCCGTTGGCATGCTGGAAACCTATGCTGAGGTCGATAAGTCACTGGCTGATCTGAACGGCAATACCGCCGAATTCCGCCTGTCTGAAGACCGAGCATTTATTGAAGCGATGAATCAGCAGATGGCGCAGACGCTGTTTTATGGTGATTCCAGCGTTAACCCTCAGCAGTTTATGGGACTGTCCTCCCGCTATTCCAGCCTGTCTGCGGGTAATGCTCAGAACATCATTGATGCTGGTGGCACGGGTACAGATAACACCTCAATCTGGTTAGTGGTGTGGGGCGAAAACACCGTGCATGGCATCTTCCCGAAAGGGCAGAAGGCTGGCATTCAGATGGAAGATAAAGGCCAAGTGACACTGGAAGATGCTAATGGCGGCAAGTACGAAGGCTACCGTACCCATTACAAATGGGATAACGGACTTGCTCTGCGTGACTGGCGTTATGTCGTTCGCATTGCAAACATCGATGTCAGCAATCTTTCAGAACCTTCCTCTGCCGCAAATATTGCGAAGTTGATGGTTAAAGCACTGCATCGCATTCCAAACCGTGGCATGGGGCGCCCAGTGTTCTACATGAACCGCACTGTAGGCCAGGCTCTTGATCTGCAATCTCTGGAGAAAACATCTCTGGCGATCAGCGTAAAAGAGACAGAAGGCGAGTGGTGGACTTCATTCCGTGGTGTACCAATCCGTGAAACTGATGCGCTTCTGGAAACAGAAGCCCGCGTGGTGTAACGCCTGTTATTAACCTGTGGGTCGTAACAGACCCACTAATGGAGAAAGAAGATGATCACCGACAAACTGTTGATGTTCTCCGAAGCTCAGGCGGTTACGAATACCGCGGCTTCTACTGACGTAATCGATCTCGGTCCAATTGACGGAAAACATCGTGATATCGGCGTGGGTTACCCGCTTGAGTTTTGGGCGCTGGTTAACACAGCCGCCGCGGCAAGCGGTGATGCAACTGTAAACATCCAGTTGCAGACGAGTGAGAATAACAGCTCATGGACCACTATTTATGATAGTGGCGCACTGGCAAAGACCGCCCTGACAGCAGGTAAACGAATTGTTTCTGCAAAGGTGCCTGCCGGTGTTAAGCGATATCTGCGTGTTAACTACTCCGTCGCAACTGGCCCACTAACGGCTGGCGAATTCACTGCTGGTATCAGTCTTGATGTTGATGCCAATACGCCGTATCCGATCCGCTCAAAAGTAACTGGTTAAGGTGATATCGATGTCAGGTGAGAAACCAAGATACCGCGTTCTGCGCCTCTCTCATATCCATAACACACTGTGGCCGGAGGGGGCAGAAATCGAATACGAAGGTGAGCCTGGTAGCGCACTGGAACCTGTTAACGATGCAGCCAGACAGGCAAAAGCAAAGGTAGCAGGAAAGGTGTCTATGGCAGCAACCAGCACCAAAATCATCAACGATGTGTCAGATGATGGTGAACTGGATAAGCTCCGTGAAGAGTACGAATTGCTCTTTAACGAGAAGCCACACCATAACGCCAAAGCCGAAACGCTCCGCGAGAAGATCGCAGATAAGCGTAAAGAACTGGGCGTGTAAGCCTCGCGAATCAGATAAGGGGCTTCGGCCCCTTTATTGCAGGAGTGTATATGGAACTCGTAAACCTCAAAACCGGCACTGACAGCTACCAGGATGAGAGCGGAGAAACCAGAACTCGCGATGAATACCCGTGGGGGCTGTGCATCACTCTTAATAACGACACATTGAATAAGCTGAAGGCGCAACCTCAGGGCGTCGGAACAGAAGTGATGATAACTGCAAAGGCTGTTATTCGAGGCCTGTCTGCCAGAGAAACTGACGATGGTGTTAATCGCAGCGCCGATCTGCAGATCACTGATATGGCGATCGCTCCTGTTTCCGGGGATGTAGAAAAATCAGCGGCTGAAACCCTGTACGGCAATGGGGGTGAGTAATGGCCTCTGTAGTAGAGATCTGCAATCGTGCGCTGTCCAATATTGGCAATAGCCGCAGCATTAACAGCCTGACGGAAGCCAGCAAGGAAGCGGGGGAATGTTCGCTGCACTTTGAGGCCTGCCGTGATGCTGTGCTTTCTGATTTTGACTGGAACTTTGCTACCAAACGCGTGTCGCTTGCAGATACGAGCAATCCACCGCCTGACTGGGAATATGCGTATCAGTACCCGTCCGATTGTCTGCGCATTACTGAAATTATGCTTCCTGGTGTACGCAATCCAACAGCAGCAATGCGCGTTCAGTACGAAGTTGGTGCAGACACCAACGGAACAGGAAAGTTGATCTACACAGACCAGCCTCAGGCATGGCTCAAGTATGTCTCTCGCGTTACAGATGTGAACATGTTTGATGCCATTTTTATGGAGGCGTTGGCCTGGCGTCTTGCGGCAGCTATTAACATGGCGCTGACTGGGAATGCAGACCTCGGTACGTTTGCCCTCAATATGTACAATCGCGTGATTCTTAGTGCTGGCTCGCATAGCCAGAATGAATCACAGGAACCACAGCCACCGGTTGATGAGTTTACCATTGCGAGGTTGTCCTGATGGCTATCAGTTGGATCCAGCCCAGCTTTGCCGGTGGTGAGATTGGACCGTCGTTGTACGGGCGTATTGACATGGCGAAGTACCAGGTGGCATTGCGCAAGTGCGATAACTTTATCGTGCGGCAGTATGGCGGCGTTGAGAATCGACCTGGTACGCGTTTTGTCGGTGCCGCCAAATACCCAAATCGGAAATGCCGCCTGATCCCGTTCCAGTTCTCGACGGTTCAGACCTATGCTCTGGAGTTCGGACACCAGTACATGCGCGTTATCAAAGATGGTGCGTTGGTGCTGAACAGCAGCAATGTTATTTATGAAATTGCCACGCCATATACTGAAGCCGATCTGTTCCGAATTAAATTCACGCAAAGCGCCGACGTGCTTACGCTGGTTCACCCGGCATACCCGCCGAAAGAGTTGCGCCGATATGCTCATGACAACTGGCAACTGGTTGATGTGGTAACGAAGAACGGGCCATTTGAAGATATCAATATTGACGAGTCAGTGACGGTTTATGCCAGCGCCAGCACCGGGACAATTACGTTAACGGCAAGCGCCTCTATTTTTGGCGCGGAGCAGGTAGGAAAATTGTTCTATCTGGAACAGCCTGCAGTGGATTCAGTGCCGGTATGGGAAACCAGTAAGAGTACGTCGATTGGCGATATTCGCCGTGCAGACAGTAACTACTATCGCGCCGTTACAGCAGGCAAAACAGGTACTTTGCGCCCTTCGCATACAGAAGGCACATCATGGGATGGCTGGGGCGGATCCGGTGATGATGATACTGGCATTGAGTGGGAATATCTGCACAGTGGTTTTGGCATTGCCCGTATCACTGCTGCAAATGGAACTACTGCAACTGCCGAGGTGATTTCCTATATCCCTTCGCAGGTAGTTGGCGAGGATAATGCCAGCTATAAATGGGCTAAATATACCTGGAACAGTGTTAATGGTTATCCTGGCACTGTTGTTTATTATCAACAACGTCTTTACTTCGCCGCATCGACTGCGTTCCCTCAGACTATCTGGGCCAGCCGTACCGGGGATTATAAGGATTTTGGCAAAAGCAATCCTACGCAGGATGACGACAGAATTATCTACACCTATGCCGGGCGTCAGGTTAATGAGATCCGCCACCTGATTGATGTCGGTTCGCTGGTGGCACTGACTTCCGGAGGTGAGTACGTCATCACCGGCGACCAGAACAAAGTGTTAACCCCATCATCATTTGCATTCAGCTCTCAGGGATCAAATGGCTCGAGCAATGTCCCACCAATTGCCGTGGCGAATATTGCTCTGTTCGTCCAGGAGAAAGGCAGTGTTGTCCGTGATTTGGCCTACTCATTCGATGTTGACGGCTATCAGGGGAACGACCTGACCATCCTTGCCAATCATCTTTTTCAGAAGCACAGCATTGTTGACTGGTGCTTCTCTATTGTCCCTTACTCCAGCGCCTTCTGCATTCGTGATGACGGTAAATTACTGGTGATGACCTATTTGCGTGATCAGCAGGTTTTTGCATGGGCACCACAATCCAGTACCGGAAAATATGAAAGCACATGCAGTATCAGCGAAGGCAATGAAGATGCGGTGTATTTCGTCGTTAACCGAACCGTTAACGGGCAAACAGTGAGATACATCGAGCGGCTGTCCAGCCGTTTATTTACCAGCGATGAAGATGCTTTCTTTGTTGATTCTGGCCTTAGCTATGATGGAAGAAATACGTCTGACAGAACGATGACCATCACTGGTGGTTCTGGCGAATGGGATTACCGCGCGGAATATACAATCAGTATTTCTGGTGGTGCGTACTTCACCAGTAGTGATGTCGGTGCGCAACTACAGTTCCCTTATACCGGAACTGATCCTGATACTGGCGATGAAGTGTCAAAAGAATTACGTTGCGACATTATTTCTGTAACCAGCAACACCGCTGTAGTGGTTCGTGCTAACAGGAACGTCCCGCCATCCCTCAGGAATGTGGCCACCACGAACTGGCAGATGGCGCGCCGGGCATTTGGCGGCTTGTCTCATCTTGAAGGTCAGACCGTAAACATCCTCTCTGATGCGAACGTGGAACCACAGAAAGTAGTTTCCGGAGGTGCCGTCACGCTTGAATCACCAGGGGCTGTAGTGCACATCGGCCTGCCAATAACTGCTGAATTCGAAACACTGGATATCAACATTAACGGACAGGAAACGCTGCTGGACAAAAAACAGGTGATCCCGTCCGTTACTCTGGTTGTGAATGCCAGTCGCGGCATCTGGGCGACTACTCCCGGCGGTAAATGGTACGAATATCCACAGCGTGAATTCGAGTTCTACGATGATCCTGTTGATGACGCTACCGGAAAAGTAGAAGTGAAACTGGACAGTAACTGGGGCAAAAACGGACGTGTAAAAATCCGTCAGCTTGATCCGTTGCCGCTGTCTGTTCTTGCCGTTATTCCTCGCCTTACTGTTGGGGGATTCTGATGATCGATGTTCAAATTATTCCCGCAACCGAAGAGCATCTTCAGATGATTTTGCCGGATGTTCGTCAGGCTGATATTGACGAACTGTATGCTGTATCGCTGATGACTACCGAAGATGCGCTGCGTGTTGGTCTGCGCACTGCGACCATGGCCTGGTCAGGATTTGCAAACGGAGAACTGGTAACCATGTTTGGTGTATCTCCGGCGTCAATGATTGGTGGCAATGGTACGCCCTGGCTGGTCGGAACCAGCCGTATTGAAAAATATCAGAAGACATTTCTTCGCCACTGCCGCCCTGTATTGCAGCAGATGCTGGCAGTTTATCCGCGCCTGGAAAACTACGTCGACGAGCGAAACCATGTTGCCAAAGCATGGCTGCACTGGCTTGGATTCAGGCTTGAAGAAGCCGCGCCTTATGGTGCTCTTGGTCTTAATTTCCACAGATTTCACATGGAGAGAAAATAATGTGTAACCCAGCCATCGCTTTGGTTGCCGTCACAGTGGCATCCACAGCCGCGTCAATGTACAGCCAGAGCAAGCAGGCAAAATACCAGTCAGCCATAGCTGATCGGAATACTGAAATTGCTGAAGCTCAGGCACAGGATTCAATCAATCGTGGGAATATTGAAGCGGATCAGCGTCGTCGTGAAATGCGTCAACGCTCAGGCACTGCGGCGGCCACTATGGGGGCTACCGGTGCGGAATTAAGTAGCGGAACAGCTCTTGACGTTTTTGCGGATAATGCTCAGTTCGGCACTCTTGATGCGTTAACGACAGTGAATAATGCTCAGCGTGAGGCATATGGGTATCAGGTTCAGGGAATGAATGCTCAGGCACAGGGGGCTGCTGCTCAGTCGGCTGCTAAATCATCGATGACCAGCACTTTGTTAACGGCACCACTAAAAGCATACGGTGCATACCAGATGGGCGGAGGAACGTGGAGCCCATTCTCTCAGAAGGCTGCGCCGATTTCTGCTGCTGTTGGCACTCCAACCGGTCGATAAGGGGATAATAAGATGCCAGTTGTACCAACAACATCGGGCCGTCAGGTTCAGAGCAGAGGGATTTCGACGCAGGGATTCTCATCGTTTCAGACACCAAATGTCGGTGATGTACTTGGCGATGTTGCAGAGCAATATGCAGGTATTATTGCGCAGGCAAAACAGCGTGCGAATGTTGCTATGGCTCAGGATGCTTCTCTTAGCTTAAGCCAGATAAGCAGCGATCTGCTGAATAACCCTGAAACAGGTTTGCTTAACCTGAAAGGGAAAAATGCTATTGGAAAAGGTCAGGAGTATACGCAGCAGTTTGATGCCCAGGTCGAGCAACTGGCTATGTCGCTGCCGGATGAACAGACTCGTAATGCTTTCATGCAGCAGGCGCAGCAGCAGCGCATTCAGTTCACTACGCAGGCCGGGCGGCACGAGATAGGGCAAATTAATGCCTACGAAGAAGGTCAGTTTCAGGCGACGCTGCTGAATAATGGTAAAAATGCCGCAGCATTGTATGGCGACAATGCCGCATATGTATTGGCTAATAAGCAAACTTTCCAGCAAATTGAGGATTACGGCATTGCGCATGGCTGGAGCGACGAGCAAATCCAGGCCAAGAAAATCGAGTTTAAAGAGAAGGTTGCTGATGCCGCATTGTCCCAGTGGTCGGCAAACAATGCGACCGCATTCATCCAAAATAATGGCGAGTTAAGTGATACTGCTGCTGGAGCTCGCCGTGCTGTAGCAGATAGTGACTCTTCCGAGCGTGCCCGTGGCATACGCAACAATAACCCAGGAAATCTCGAATACAGCAAAACTAATCCGTGGGTAGGCCAGACCGGTGATGATGGTCGATTTGCTAAATTCGAAACACCTGAACACGGGATTCGTGCATTAGGGCGAAACCTGATGTCGTATCAGAGGCAGGGTATTGATACCGTCAGCGAGATAATTAATCGCTGGGCACCGCCTACTGATAAAAATGATACTATGTCGTATATCAAAGCAGTGTGCGAACAACTTGGCGTTTCTGCTGATGATCCTCTCGATGCATCTAATCCTGATACCCTGAAGGCGCTTTGTGCAGCCATTATCCATCATGAGAACGGTAGCCAGCCATACAGTGATCAGCAGTTAACTGCTGGTGTCAGTGCAGCACTTGGTTTATCAACAATTCCAACCAACACCAAACGCTATACCGGTAATGCAGCATTCGATGCGGCATCTCCTGAGGCTCAGGCAAGTTTTATGCGACAGGCGGATCAACTGCGTCGGCAGCAGCAGGCTGAATATAAAACGATAATTGACAGCAAGGTTCGCGATGCGACGGCTGCGTATATGCGTGGCGTTGAATTTCCTAACCCACCTGGTGAGGATGATTTTATTGCAGCTTATGGCGTCAGAGAAGGAAACCTGCGATATACCGAGTTCAGAAATACGCAGATCGCCGGACAGTATATAGGCTCTTTCCGCAACATGCCGACAAGCAGCATTACCGCATATGTTGAGCAATTACGCCCGGATACTGGTGAGACAGGAGAGGGTTATGCGTCTCGCGCAGCTCTTTATGACAACGTTGTTTCGGCTGCAAATCAGGTGATAAAGCAGCGGCAGTCGGATCCTGTGCAGTTCTCTCTTGCCTCCGGACAGGCAAAGCCTATCGACATGAGCAATAAGGATAACTTTGGACAGAGCGTTGCCTTGCGTGCCGCTCAGATCAGTGACCTTGCTAAGTCATATGGCACTCCACTGACGTTCTTTTCCAAAGACGAGGCCAATCAGATCGGTGTTTTCTTTCGTGATGCTCCAGTTTCCCAACAGGCAGCATATCTCGATACCATCAGGCAGAGCACTGGTGGTGGGCAGGTGTATATGTCAGCACTACAGCAGATCAGTGCCAACGCTCCATCTGCTGCCGTTGCCGGGATACTGATGGACAAGCCTGGTGGTATTTTGGCAGAAACAAACTGGTTTAATCCGGATGTTTCCGTGTCTCCTGAAACCGCTGCGCAGACAATTCTTGCTGGCGCGGCGGCTCGTAAAGGTACTGATGATGCGAAAGGTATTCCGATGCCTAAAGATGCTGATCTTCGCCTTGAGTTTTCTGACATGGTGAAGGATGCATTTGCTGGTGATGCTCAGGGGGCATCAATGGCATACGAGATCGCAAAGGACTATTACGCTGGTGTGATGGCGAAAAAAGGCGTGATATCAGGCGAAATTGACACTGATATCTGGAAACAGGCTGTTAACGTAGCTACAGGTGGCGTGCATGACTATAACGGAATGGGGAATGTCCTTTTGCCGTGGGGAATGTCTGCAGAGCAATTCGATAAGCAGGTTAATCAGGCTTGGAATGAACAAGTTGTCGGCACCGGGATAAAAACACCGCCTGGTCAGTATGGTTTGCAAAGTTACGGCGATAGTCAGTACCTGGTGAAACTTGGTACTGGTTATCTGCTGAAAGATGATGGTTCTCCCGTTGTTCTTAATCTGACACAGAAGCGTCAGAGATTCTCCGGAGATATTCCGCAATGAGTTACTTTGGCCTTAATCCAGTAAACCAGAATCAGCAGCTTGACGAAGCAGCATCAAATCCAGCTGGCTTTAACAGCGATGTTGGTTTTTTCGACAACGCTGTAGGAGCGGCATTGTCTGGTTTGTACTCCGGGCTGGTGGCAAAGCCAGATCAGTTGCTATGGGCAGGGATGGATAAAATCGTATCCCCGATTGCTCAGTTTGTTAACGAAAACACCTCGCTCAATGACACTTCAGTTTCATACATTGCTGAGCAGAGAAAACTAGCAGAGCAGCAGGTTAAGCGGCTGACGCCTGATGCCGCGACAACCGGAACCGCCGGGCAGGTTCTTTATGGGTTGTTCGATATGGGCGGGCAGGCTGTTGTCGGTACAACGCTCGGTGGTCCGGTCGGAGGTGCTGCGGCGGTAACTTCTCTACAGGGTTTTTCTGAGTTTGAACGGCTGACAGCACAGGGTGTTGATTTCAGGACGGCGCAGGAAGCGGGATTAGTGCAGGGTATTACTGCTGGTGCCGGAACACTGATCCCTATGAGCCTCGGGTTACGTGCTGGTGGTGCGCTGGCGGAAGGTGTGGCGGCTCAGCTTGCGCGGACGGGTGAAAGTTCAGTGCGACGCGCCGCAGCAACAGCAGTACGTGCAACGCCAGATATTGCCTATGCCGCAGGTACAAATATTGCGTTCGGTATGGCACAGCGTGGGCTTACTGCAAAAACGCTTCGTGATGGTGGCTATAGCGAAATGGCTAACCAGTATGATGTGTTGGATCGACAGGCAATTGCTATTGATGCTGTTCTTGGGGTGGCGTTTGGTGGTGTCGGCAGATTTATTAACTCTCGCGGCGAGCCTACAAGCGCACCAAATTTTTCACCAGTTGATATCGATGCTGCACTGGCGGCGAATGCCGCTCATCATGCTGAAATTGATATTGCTCCCGGCGTTCCGATCAACGTGCTTTCGCGTAATTCGCACATTCAGGCTCTGCGAAAAGCCATGTCTGATGTTAGCCAGGGGAGACCTGTAGACGTTGCCAGCATTGTTGAGTCTGCATCTTTCAGTGAAATTCCTGGGCGCAAGAGTCTGCTGTCTCAGGCAGTTAATGAGGCTCTGTCATCTGTAGATGATGGAGTAACGGCGCGCGCTATAGAAAATCGGTTGCTTGAAGAACAGGCCGCGCAGCTTTTGCCGCGTGGCGATAGACAGGTTTACCAGTCTGAAATCGCTAATAGCCAACGAATTATTGAAAATCTCACTGAACAGCGCGCACAAATTCTTGCAGAAGAGCCAACCGGTAGCGGTAAGGCTTTATCTCGTGCTCGATCAGATAAACAGGCCAGACTTCGCGATATTGACCAACGAATCCGGCAGGCACAAGAACGCCTGGAATTTTCCCGTAACGCGTTGGCACCGCATGAGCCTGGCGGTCAGTTTTTTGAAGCTCGAGCAGAACTGGCACGGCGACAGCAGGCAGAAAGTGAACTTAATGCTCAGGCTGTTTCATTCTATAAAACAGCAGAGGTCAGGACGCCAGACGAAGTAGCTCCTTTTGAGCCCGGTAAGATATTGCAACAGACAGAACAAAAAATGATGGCAGATCCGGCAGGAGATATTGATCTGCGTATAGCTGAAGACTCGCTGCTTGAATCTCCGGACATGATAATCACCGTGCTGGATGATGATGGTAATCCACAATCGCGCAGCGCGCGTGAAGTACTGGATGAAGCGAACAGGGAAAGTGAGCAGGCAATACAGGATTCCAGCCTGTTTGATGTCGCTGTGGCGTGTTTCTTGAGAGGTTAAATTAAATGAGACAGGAATGTATACAAGCGGTCCAGCAGGCGGCGCAGCGCACGTTAACGGCGCGAGAAATACAGAACATTGAAGACCGCATTTATCGAAATATGCGCTCCATTGCTCGTGATGACACGATGTCGTGGAGACAACTTTCCGAATCAGAGCGGCTATATCGTGCAGCACAATTGGCATCTGAAGAATTACAGCGAGAAGCGGCATTAAAGAAACGTCGTGTGGCCCTCACTATAGCCGCACGTCAGAGATTGGATAAATTTATCAATAGCTATCAAGGGGCTGATGGGAAACTTGGCGCTCTTAACCGTACTATTGCTTTTAATGCAGACGGTAAATCGAATTTCCTCTCTGTTGAATCCAGAACAAAAGCCACCCGTGATTATGCATTGAGTCAATTGCAGGAGGCATTCGAAGCAGTTGATCCTCGCTTTTTTGGTCTGTTTGAAGATGAAGCGGGCGTACGTGACCTGGTATATGAAATGCGGGGGCAAAATACTGGCAATGCTAAAGCAAGAAAAGGTGCTAAGGCGTGGAGAGAAGTGACAGAGCTACTGCGCCGCCGGTTTAATGATGCTGGTGGGGACATTGGCTATCTCGAAAACTGGGGGATCCCTCAACATCATTCTATGGAAAAGGTTGGGGCGGTATCAAAGGATAAGTGGGTTAGCGATGTTATAGGTAAGCTGGATCGCAAATATTATATCCGAGCCGATGGACAACTGATGAACGATGCCGAGTTGTCTGCATTTCTTGGAGAGGCTTATAACACGATCGCTACTGGTGGGCTGAATAAGCTTACTGATACCGGAATGCGAATTTCCGGCGCACGTGCTAACCGTGGTAATGCATCACGACAGATATATTTCAAAGATGCAGATTCCTATCTGCAATATCAGCAACTTTATGGCGATCGCTCTCTATGGGAAATCATGGTCGGTCACCTGGAAGGTATCAGTAAAGATATTGCACTGGTGGAAACATATGGTCCAAACCCCGATCATGTTTTCCGCTCCCTTCTTGATCAGGTTAAGGCAGAAACGGCAACAGCTAACCCGAGTAAAACCGGTAAAGTCGAGCGGCTGGCGAACAACACAGAGAATCTGTACAACTTTATTTCCGGAAAGACACAGCCTGTAGCGAATCCGCACATCGCGCGATGGTCTGACAATATCCGCAACTGGCTGGTTGCCAGCAGACTCGGATCCGCGTTGCTGTCATCGTTCTCTGATCTTGGAACCATGTATCTGTCTGCGAAGGTTACCAACCTTCCAATGAACCAGTTATTCCGCAACCAGCTTGAAGCTATGGACCCAACGAACCGTACTGAGCTTGCGCGGGCGCGCCGAGCTGGTCTGGCGATGGAATCTCTACTTGGCAGCGTTAACCGCTGGGCGATGGATAATATGGGGCCGTCTGTGTCTCGTTGGGCGGCAACGGCGGTAATGCGTGCCAGTGGGCTTACAGCATGGTCAGATGCGCACAAGCGCGCCTATGGCGTAACTATGATGGGAAGCCTGGGAGAAGTAGTGTCACGGACACCAGACCTTCGTAGCCTCGATGACTCTGATTTTCGTATCCTGAAAAGCAAAGGGATTACTGACACAGACTGGAGCGTATGGAAGCTGGCGCAACAGGAGGACTGGGGGAACGGTAATAATACGATGCTGACACCGGAAAGCATTATGCGTATCCCTGATTTAGCAGTTAAACATCTTGGTGAGCCTGAACGCGTGAAATTTGAGGCAATGCGTAAACTGCTCGGTGCCGTAACTGAAGAAGTTGATATGGCTGTTATTACACCGGGAGCACGTGAGCAACTGATAACCGGTTCTGGTATTCAGCGTGGAACATGGAAAGGTGAATTAACGAGAAGTGTTTTCCTGTTTAAATCGTTCCCTATCTCGGTGGTTATGCGTCACTGGTCACGCGCTATGGGTATGCCGTCTGCTGGTGGGCGTGCGGCATATATTGCGACGTTTATTGCCAGTACGACCATTCTTGGCGCTTTGTCGCAGCAACTTAACGACCTTGCGTCTGGTCGTAATCCTCGAGAGATGACAGGAGAAGATGCTGCTAAATTTTGGCTTGGTGCTCTGCTGAAAGGTGGTGGTCTTGGCCTTTACGGTGACTTTTTATTGTCAGATCACACGAGGTACGGAAGCGGCGCGCTGGCGTCGATGTTTGGCCCGGTAGCTGGTCTGGTTGATGACGTAGTGAAGATTGCTCAGGGCATACCGTTAAATGCTGTGGAAGGGAAGAATGAGCAGACTGGTGGTGATCTGGTTAAGCTTGGGAAGGGGCTGATGCCAGGTGCGAATCTCTGGTACTTGAAGGCGGCTCTCGATCATATGATCTTTAACCAGATGCAGGAGTATTTTTCACCAGGCTATTTGCGTAAAATGGAGCAACGTTCGAAGAAAGAGTTTAACCAGACATACTGGTGGCGACCGCAGGATGTCACTCCGCAATAAGGGTGAGAAATGATTGCTTTTATTCTTGTTTTGTTTGCGCTTGTTGCACTTGGCGTTATGAACCGTAAATGTATCATTGGTGATGGTGAATTTGCTGTTGCAGTTGTTTTGATATTATCTGGTGTAGCCAGGGTACATAGGTTTGTCATAACGTGAGCGTGACATGCCACAGGCCGCTTTCGCGGCCTTTAAATTTACCGGATTTGTTTTCGTAATTGTTCGGCACAATAGTCGAGATGTGTTTGCAGATCCCGCATAGACATCTGTGAGCTGGTTACGTAGTTAATCAGTGCAGTCAGTTCGGCAAGTGGGCCATCGACATTGAATCCATCTTTATCGAGATCCCGGAGTAATTTCATCAAGTGCGATCCCTCCACCAGTGATCTGACGCCTCCCGGCGTGTGAACCCTTTCGGTAAATCCGTCTTCCAGTGGATAGTGATACTGCTGCATCTTATCTTCTCCATGCAATAACTGTATGAATATACAGTATCAAATAATTTGTTTGCTATCCAGCACGTTTTGTAAATTACCTGAAAGGTAATACTGTTCGTATTGATGACATTTCTATACATATATGGTTTTTAAGGTAATAAAATGGCCGGGTATGCGGCGCAACGGGTGCTGCGACTATCTGGAGATTTAACATGACGGTCTCAACCGAAGTTGACCACAACGAATACATTGGTAACGGTGTTACAACGACATTCCCTTATACCTTCAGGATTTTCCAGAAATCTGATCTGGTAGTACAAGTGGTTGACCTTGATGAAAATATCGCTGTGCTAGCTCTCGATACTGATTACACAGTTACCGGGGCTGGAGGATACAACGGTGGAAATGTAATTGTGTCAAAGGCATTGGCTAACGGTCATAAGATTTCTATATCACGAGAACTCCCGGTTACGCAGGAAACTGATCTACGCAATCAGGGTAAGTTCTTTGCAGAAGTGCATGAGGATGCTTTTGATAAGCTAACTATGCTAATCCAGCATGTTCGCAGTTTGTTCAGCCTTACACTTCGAAAACCATTATTTGTGGCAAAGTATTATGATGCTCTGGATAATTATATCAAAAATTTGCGTGATCCGACTGAACCACAGGATGCAGCAACTAAGAACTATGTAGATATACAGGTTAGTGGAAATATGAACAGGAGCCTTCGTGTTCCTGAGCCTATAAACCAATTACCATCAGCGAAAGAAAGAGCTAATAAAATGCCTGTGTTTGATAGTTCAGGTAATGCAATTGTTGTTCTTCCTCCTTCTGGGTCGGCAACAGAAATTATGATCGAGCTTGGCAAGAATACAGGGGCTGGATTATCAGGTTTTTCTGGAGATTTGACTTATCCATCTAATACAGTCGGCGATGCTCTTTCTCATGCTGACTGGTTCAGTTATATTCAGAGAAACTTATTAGCTGAAAATTTGAAAAAATTGCGTGATGGAAAAGTATTTTCTGTAACTTGGTACGGCGACTCTAACTCTGTACGAGACTCTGAAAACGTCCAGACTCAATTTCGCGTAGCAATGAATAGTGCATATGGGGCAGGCAAAGTAACCACCATAAGTCGAGCTAGGTCAGGTTTCTGCGCGCAAGATGCTTTTGAAACTTTTACGGATAATCATTCTGGTGATATTTCGTTGATTAACTTCGGTACTAATGACGCATCGGCACAATACGGTTATGCATTAGTAGGTAACATTGAGCAATACACTTTCTGGATTGAGAGGCTGATTATTAGGGAGCTAACTTGGGGGCATCCAGTTGTTTTGTTGACGCCATTACCGTTGCGATTTGATAAAGCATACGAAACTTATTCTACTTCTAGCCCAAGCGATCCATTCCCGACAGTTAAGCGAGTTGATGTTCAACAAATGGGGAATGCATTAAAATACCTTGCCGATAAGTACTCGATTCCTGTTATTGATAGTGTGGAGCTAATGGCAGGCTACAGAGACAATATCTACGCTGAGGCCACGCAATCAATTAATGCTGGAACTCGATTTGGAGATCCGGTGCACTTGGTTCTCAATGCATCTTCTGCGTGGGGATTTAAGATAGCCGCTGCATTTATCGGTGATCTGGTAATGCGAAAAACAGTTGTTTCTGATGGCTCACAATTGACTATCAGAAAACTTTACGATCCGATAGTAATTAATTCACCGAGGTTAGCCAGTGACATTTACAAATACTATAATAATTCTGCTGAAGCTGCTTTTGCATATGGTGATAATATCGTTGGCAATCGATGCTTAGATATATCAGCAGGAGAAAGAGTAACATGGTCTTTCTTTGCAGAGAGCGATGAGCTTATAGCATGGCCTATCCTTTATGTTCCTTCTGGTTCGGTGGTTAATGTTTATATTGATGGAAATAATATTATGCCACCTAAACCTCTTGATATAAATCGAGATTTTTCATATTCGAATGATACCTCAATGTTGAGGATAAACTTTGGATTTAATATTGTTAATCAGCCCATAGGCTATTTGAAACCAACGACAAAGACAGAAATTAACAACTATCTTCGTATCAACTCTCGTGGTTGGCATACTCTTACTGTTAATGTATCAACCGGTTCTGCTTTCTGTTCCGGCATAGAATTCTGGAGTCAAGCACGCCTTACGGCCGAACAGTCGAAAAAAGATACAGCCGATATTTATGACTGGACAAATGGGGATATTCATGGAGCAAAACGAGGAGTATTCTATTATGCATTTCCAGAATCGACAGGAAAACCAATTAATGTTACTTCCGGTATTTTTGTTATTAAAGAAAAAAGTAAAGATAAATCAATAGGAATTATCAATTTTTATGAGTCTGAGCCAGTAAATGGGCGAATCTGGACTCAACTAAAGATTGAAGGTAAGTGGTTGCCATGGAGCCAATCATGAAGTATAAATAAAGTGCATAAATAAAATATATCTGGATTTATAATTGATAAGACTGCCCCTCAATTAATGTAACAAAATAGTTGTAATTTAGGTGGCAGTCTGTTTATTATCATCCTTGACCATCTTTTTGAAAGATGTTTTTTAACTTATTACGATTTACATCTAATATTCCCCTCCCCTCCCAATAATATAATATTAGCTAAATGCACTTTCTGCAATATAATGGATATCAATATGCAAAATGCGATAATTACTATCGAAAATAAAGGTGCAATTACCAGTGAATATGTATATTCATTCGAATATACATTAATAACATCGAGTTTACTAATCCAATAAAAAATGAAAGTTTGTATTATATATATTGAAAGGGTGTGTTTGCCTAATAATGAAAGTGAATTTAATAATAAGGTGTTTTTTGAAATAATATAGAAAACAAACACTGCTATATATATACCAATAAGACCAGATATGAATCTGTAGATGTTATTAATTGATTGCTCTTGCCAGTTATTTATATCCATGCTCATTCCTGACGTGTAAATATAATAGCTCTCTTTCCAATTTATGACCAAATAAACCCAAATAAATAATATTGTTAAAAATGTTAAATTACCCTGGAGAGGTTTTGTTACTTTTAATATGTAATCGAATAACATTCCAAGCCCAAAAAATGGAGCTAGGAATTTTATCATTTTTATATTATAACCATCAGGAGCAAACAGTATTGCTATGCAAAATAAAGCATATAGCCATATGAAATTTTTATGGGATATAGAAAAAATTGTATATGCAACAGTAGATATGATGAATAGTGTTGTAATGAACCATAGACCTGATATTAATTGATATTTAATATCCTGAACACTTACCGAACCATTAAATAATAAACTAATTAAGATGGTCCATGATATCGCTGGAATTATTAGCTTGTGAAATTTATTTATTATGTTCTCACACATATTCCTTTTTTTTATTGTTACAGAAAATAAATATCCACTTACAGCCATGAATAATGGCATGTGAAAACTATAAATAGATTTAAATATAAAGTTATCAAAAAAATTATAGCTGCTTGGCCCAATGAATTGTATGCAATGTCCGAGTACGACAAGAAAGATAGCACCGCCTTTTATACAATCAACAAGTAAATTTCTTTGTTCTCTCATTGTATATTCCACATGTAAAAAAAGAATAAATAATATCATGTAGTTTTTTGGAAGTCATTTGTAAAAAATAAATTTCATTTTTTATTGTAATGTTCGTTATTATTTGTATTGCATGTTGTTATATCTTTTCTTGGTGGTTATAGAAAAGTAAAATTTGGTGAGGGGGTTAACAGTTTTATTTGATATTGATTATTATATATTAAAATTTTAATCATTTGATGTTATTTAGTGATATTGCTAGCGTTATTTTTCATGGAATAGTGGCAATAAATGTAACTTTATATGTTGACATTGTTGTTGATTTGTTGTTATCTATCAATTTGTAATAAATTAACTTCTTGGTTTAAGAATGGAAACTAAAAAAAGACTTGGCTATATTGATGCCGTTAAAGGTTTCGGAATTATACTTGTTGTTTATGCGCATATTATAAGTGGCTTATCATCTTATGTGATTTATCTTTTCCATATGCCATTGTTTTTTATCGTTTCTGGAATTTTATTTAAAGAGCCCAATGACAAAAATAAGTTTATAGTTGGGAAAGTTAAATCACTAATCGTTCCTTATTTTTCATATTCTATTTTATTATTTGTGGTGTTTTCTTCTTATAATATTATGAGGGATGGGTATGATTCAAAATTAATGATAAAACAACTAATAAAGATGGTTTATGGTGGTCAGGTTATGACTGGTTGGTTTGGTGTTTTTTGGTTTATTCCTGTTATGTTTTTCACTCTTATAGTTTTGATGTTAATTAGTGAAAAACTAAGGGTGGCAAAAGATAAGTGGCTCTTGGCTTTTATTTTATTAATGTGCTCTTATGTATTGTCTTGGTTGGTAAAATTCCCAATTCCATTAAATGCCAATGTTGTGTTGTATGCTGTTCCATTGGCAATGGTTGGTTTATTCTATAAAGAGTGTAATGTACGGCTTTTGTTTTTTATTGTTGTATCTATCGTGCTGCTTTTTATTGCGATAGCGTATCAAAAAATTTTTATGTTTGACATGAAGACGTCATTGTATGGTGTTCCATTCGTCAGTTTTATCATAAATATTGTATTTTCTGTTGTTGTTATTGAATTATTTAAACGACTTGATGGAAATTATATAAAACCATTAGAAATAATAGGCAAAGCATCATTAACAATTATGTTTGTGCATCAGATGTTTCATTTTATCCTTGCTGAATATATGAGAGAAGGTATAGCGATGTTTATGATAACTCTTATTTTGTCTATAATTACTCACGAAATATTTACTAGGATCGCATTAACAAGAGTATTGTTTTTAGGTGGTAGATGATGGAAGATAAAGGGGCAAATAGCCCCTTTAAAGATCTTAGAGTATAAAAGGTTTTAAAATTTCTATCCACGCCTTATAACCATCTTTAGATAAATGAGTATCATCAATTGTATATTCATTTTTCAAATACCCATTTGGTGATAGCGATGTGTTAAGGTCTAGATAGGTTATTTGTTGCTCATTAGATAATTTTTGAAGACCTTCATTGATTTGTTTTATTTTCTTATTTTTTATCTTTTCGTTTATGCCAGAGTAGATTGTTGATTGAATTATAGTGGTAATTCCGTTTCTATTTAATATTTCTATAATATCTCTATAATTATCTAATATCTTTTGTACACTTTCATGATTGGTAAGATCGTTAGTACCAATCATAATAAAGACCTTCTTGGGTTTTGCATTTATTATAGGTTCTAATCTATTCTTAATTCCTTGGCTGGTATCACCAGCTATTCCATAGTTCGCTATTGATACTGAAGGAAAGAAGTCAGACCATCTTCCTGTTTCTGTGATGCTGTCGCCAAGCATAATAATATCAACTTTCCTTTGTTTTAAATATGTTAGATCACGTTTTGACCAATAAGCATGGCCTATCGGTGAATTGTTTTTACCCGATAAAAAATATTCTTTGAGAGAATATTTTAAATTATATGGTAATGTTTGACTGGCACCAATATATATGCCAGTAAATACAGAAATTATGATTGTTAATATTAGGTAAATTTTTCTCATTATGTTTCCTTTGTTTATATAATTTTATAATACAAACTGGCAGTTACATTGCGTGCACTAACTATATTAGTTAGCTCACGGTAAAATATATTTTTTATAAAGTTGAGCCTCTATATACTATCGAGCAGATCGAAAACTAAATGGTGGTAGTGTATAAAATTAAACAGCATTGATTCAAATTCCAGTAGCTAAAGGTTTCTAAGTAAAGGGTAATTATATCACCTTTAAGGTAATTTCGTCATTATTTATCAAAAAATGTGTTAACCATATTGGGTTTGTTGTATATGATTAAATCGCCATTAATAATGATGTTATGCACGTTAAACGGTGATTGTAATGTCAATAGCTCTAACGACTGTGAAAATAAATCAGATACTTAGCCTTGGTGCATTAGCTTCTGTCATTGTGGGAGCTCCTCCTGAGGTTGCCTTAGGATCGCTTGCTGGAACGGTAATTTTTGTTACCTCTGCTGTTGAGTATTCAATTTTCCGACGAGTTCTCCTGTCAATGCTCAGTTTTCTCTGCGGCTTGCTTTTCTACAAACCAGTAGCATCTATTCTTATCGGTATTGCGAGCCTTATCCCAACAATTACTCAGAATTCATTTGAGACAGGGATCGTTTTTTCTGCTGGTGCATTCGTATCAGCAATTGTAGCTGTGCGTATTGGTATATGGCTCTATCACCGCTCCGATAATCCACGCGAGTTAATGCCGGGGAGAAAAGACGATGGTAACGCATGATTATTTTTTGCTTATCACCAATGCAGTTATTTGTACTGGCATAGCAATTCGCGTTGTCACATTCCGGCGTAACGGTTCTCAACACCGAAGATGGGGTGGATGGCTTGCTTATTTCCTGATTGTTGCTGCAGCCAGTATTCCTGTTCGTGTTGCCTATGCAATCTGGTTACGCACGCCAATGGCTGTGGATTTATCTGAGGTCATTATCAACGCAGTCATGCTTGCTGCGGTTATTAAAACTCGCGGTAACGTCGTTCAGATTTTCAAAATAACGAGGTCTAAATATGGAGATTAAACAATTTCAGCGAGCTGCCGGTATCAGCGAAGCGCTGGCCGCACGCTGGTTCTCGCATATAACTTTTGCGATAAAAGAGTTTGGTATTAGCAACCACGAAGATCAGGCAATGTTTATTGCTCAGGTCGGGCATGAGTCTGGAGGCTTCAACCGGTTGCAGGAGAATTTCAATTACAGCGTTACAGGACTTGCTAACTTCGTTCGGGCTGGGCGTCTCACCCAAGGACAGGCTAATGCACTGGGGCGCCGTGCTGGTGAACCGCCATTGCCACTAGAGCGCCAGCGCGCGATCGCGAATCTGGTGTACAGCAAACGCATGGGTAACAATGCTCCAGGCGATGGCTGGAATTACCGTGGGCGCGGGCTTATCCAGATTACCGGTTTGAATAACTATCGTGACTGTGGAAACAGTCTGAAAGTTGACCTGCTGGAGAGTCCAGAACTGCTGGCGCAGGACGAATATGCGGCTCGTAGCGCGGCGTGGTTCTTCTCCAGCAAAGGCTGCATGAAGTATACCGGAGATATTGTACGTGTAACTCTGCTTATCAATGGTGGCAGGAACGGCATCGACGACCGGCGCGCGCGATACATCACTGCCAGTAAGGAGCTGGCGGTATGATCCTGTCATTTGTAAAAGCATACTGGAATCAGTTGATTATCATGGCGGTGCTTGCTGTTCTGGTCATATCAGGAGTTGTTGCCTGGAATGTACACGGCAGCCGTCAGTACGACGCCGGGTATGCGCAGGCGAAAGAAGATCGCAAAGCCGAAGAAGAAAAAGTTCGTCAGCACTACGAACAGGAGAAAGCGACCAATGAACGTGAAGCGAAGCAGAGGATCGACCAGGCGCGCAATGATGCTCTTGATGCTGCCGCTCGCGCTGGCAGGTTGCAGCGACAGCTCGTTGCCATCCGTGAGCAGCTCAGGCAGTATAACGCCATTGTCGGCGCTGGGGCGTCAGCCGCAGATACCGGAGTTTTGCTTGCCGACGTGTTCAGCAAATCTTTCGAGAGAAATAGACAACTGGCAGAGTATGCTGACCGGGCAGCCGAAGCCGGAAGAGTCTGCGAAAAACAGTACGACACCCTGACCAGATAGCATGGAATTTTTCACGGTACTGATTTCCGGTGACGGTATATAAAACGGTATGAGAGAAATGAAGTTTTGGAAAAATGTTATCACTCAATTGGTTATGGTTGTCGTAAATAATTGAGTGGGAATGATTTTAATCCCTGCACTATGAATGAACAAAACCCTCTGTTACTACAGAGGGTTTTTTATCTTCAAGAATCATAGGCTTGAAGTTACTAACATCGATTAATTAAACCAGCTGTCCGATTTGTTCTCTTCTGCTTTGCCCACGCTTTTCATCAGATCGCGACCGCCTTCAGTCATATTTCTGTTGGCGTCAGCTTCAGATTGCACCACATCGGTTTGCGCAGCTTTGTGCTTCAGTTCCTGATCGATAAATTCGTTTTCTCGCTTAACGCGGGCTTCTTCTTTCGCCAGCGCCAGTTTTTGTTTCTGAATCTCTAAGCTGCGTAGCTCATCTTCATAACTTTGATCGCGTTTTTTGTCCGCAGAGGCTTCGGCGTCCAGTTTATCCTGACGAGCTTTCTTATTTGCTGCTGCCGTTGCCGCTCTTTTGTTAGCGGCGGCCTGGGCATTTGCGCGACGTTGCTTCTCTTGCTGGATTTCCCTGTTGCGCTCCGCGACCCATTCGTCATGCTGCCTTTGCTCTTCATTTTTACCTTGCTGTTC